CAAATCTCCGACCATATTTTTAAGTCCGCTCCATGCGTTCTTGATTCCACCAATCAACCCGTCAACAATATCAGCTCCAATTGAAACCATCGCCGACGGCAATGATTTAAACCAATTTATAACTGTTGTAAATGCACTAGGGATTGTCTTAGTAAAAAAATCTACGACTGTCTGCCAAATGTTCAGCACACCATTTCTAAAACCTTCATTCGTGTTCCATAGAATAGCAATCGCTGCAACCAAACCGGCTATAAGTGCTACGACAATCGCAATTGGGTTTGCACTCATCGCTGCGTTGAGTAGCCATTGTGCTACTGTTGCGCCTTCATTAGCTGCTTGGAAAGCCTTAAATGCAGCAGCTGCACCCTGGATGGCTGATTGAATAGATAGAGCCACATTAAAAGTGATGATTGCTGCGGTTAGGCCACCGACTGCAGGCAGTACTTTGTCCATGTTCTCACCTAAGAACTTGACTGCATCGGCTATACCATTTAGCACTTCATTATCGCCTGCGATTTCTTCGATGAATTCTCCAATCGCTTTAACAATATCACCAATAGATCCAGCTAGGTCGTCTTTGAATGGTTTTAATTTTGCGGATATTCCTTTACCGATTTGCTCTAGGATGTTCTTGCCAATCGTTTGGATCGTTGGCGCTAGGTTATCCCATGCAGTCTGTAGACTGGCCAGGAATGTCTGCATTGCTGCGTCTACATCACCGTCTGGATCACCCATTGCAGCTAGTAGGTTTTCGAATGAGGCTTTGGCCGCATTCATCGAGCCCTGGATTGTTGTCTGTGCTTCTGCTGCAGCTACTCCAGCCACACCCATGTTTTCTTGTACTAAGTGGATCGCATCGACGATATCTGCGTAACTGCTGATATCGAATTTTCGACCCATTGCTTCTGGCATCTTTTCGGCTGTTTCTAACAGTCTTTCCATTTCTTCCTTTGTACCACCGAATCCGAGCTTTAAGTTATCCAGCATTGTATAGTTGCCTTTAGCAAAGCCCTGGTATGCATTCTGCAGCGATTCTATGCTAGTGCCCATCTTTGCTGAGTTATCAGCCATGTCACTGATTGCGAGGTTTGCCTTTTCTGCAGCAGCCGCTACATCACCTTTGAGTGATTGCTTTAGAGCTGCGCCCATTGAGACAGCCTGCTCTGCGTAGGTATTCATTGAAATACCCATTTTCTGAGCTTGTAATGCATAGGCCTTCGCACTACTGCTCGCTTCTTTATAAATCGTATCTAAACCGCCATAGGACTGCTGGATGTTGCCAAAAGCGTTAATTGCCTCACTGCCTAGATTGCGTAAACCATCTACGGCTTGCGTCATCAGATTACCAGCAAGCGTTCCTAGCGCTGTGGATGCTGCACTTCCTATTCTTGTCAGTCCAGTGGTGACACCGTCAGAGTCTAGCTTCGTGTTAAAGACCAATGTTCCATCACTCATTTTCGTCACCTCCAATCTCAAATTGTTTACTAAATTCTTCTAATTCTAATTTTTCTTGTTCGGACAGTTCCCTTTGGATTTCCCATGCATCGCGCAATTCTTCGTAAACATCTACGTTTTGACGTGTGTCTTTCTTGTAGTTTCTCCACTTCATGACGTCGTCTAATTTCGTGCCATTTAAGCCCTTTAGAAGCGCGAGAAATTTCCACCAGTGTAATTCTTCAACTTCTATCAAATCGATGCTGTACTGCTGCATAAATGCAGCATAAATCAAATCTGAATCGATTTCATAGTCAAGTGTGATAACTTGGTCGTCTGTCTGTCTGGTATTTCTAGGCAAAGGGTTTTTAGGATTGGCAAACTCGAATAGGTCTTTTAGGTCTATTCGATACGGCATGTCATTTTTAAATAAAAAAGCAACGTCAAAGCCTTTCCCATTGAGTAGGGCTTTGTTTGCTTCGATGATGAATTTCATCCAAACTCGAAAATCCGTATAAATTGAAAAGTCCTTACCATGTATACGGATTGTATTAGGTAAGGACTTAGCGGTTAGATCAAGCATTATTTCTTAACTTTTGAGACAGAATCCATCAGTTTGCTGAAGGACTGTAACTTATCAAGCGGAATCCGACTCAATTCTTCACTGCTCTTTTCGGCTCGATAATTCGCTAGTGGATTTTCGTATGCGTCTCTAACTTTGAAGATTGCCAGCGTGATGTCGTTTAGGTCCATCTCGTCTAGTTCCTCTGCGCCAAAGATTTCCTCGATAGCCTCTTGGCCCACCAACTTAGCGATGAATTCAATCATCTTTTTGTACTTCTCACGGTTCGGAAGATTTGTTGCGTCAAGCTTGAAGATTGAATCCAAGTCCTCCCAGATTGCCATTGTTTTCTTAGGCAAATCGTAGCTTTTTCGATTAAAAATAACAGTGTATTGCATGCTTGCTTTCCTATCCTTTCAATTCTTAAGCGCCTGCTGTAAATGTAGGCTTATTTGCTGTGATTGCTACTTTACCAGGAACAATTGGACCGAAGTGTAGCGCGAATGTAATCTTCTGTTCCACTGTGTTTAGTTCCTTGATTTCGATTGTGCATGAAGGACAATCCCACGCATCGTATGGTGTCTTTGTTCCTGCGAATACAAGTAAGAATTCCTTTTTAGCATCTTCACCTGTTGCGCGCTTCTTAGCGAGTGAGTAGATGAAGTCAAATGCTGCATCACCCTCATTTGTAACTAGCTCTTGATCCATTGAAGGAACGTAGCTAGTTAATTCTGTAGTAGGTGACTCGTCCTCGATGTAGTCACTCTCTTCTGTCTTTGCGTTAAATGCTAAAGAGAAAATTGTTGATTTACCAATACGAGCCCAGTTTTTATCTGCTGTTGTGCTTGTATTGATAAAAGGGATAAATTGATGTTTTCTGAGTCTTGTTAGTGGCATTTATAAGCCCTCTCTTTCTCTTGTGTATGTTATTTCGATGGATAACTGATAAACAGTATCGGATGAGTCTGTACTCAACGGATACGGACTTCCGGTAACGCTAATGTTAAGGATTTGTCTGTTTCCGTCGAGTGCAGGATACTCATGCACGAATGAATAGTCATCGGCCCAGTACGTTAACTTTTCTAATTGCTCATCACTGTCTTTTCTATCATCCTCTGACAGACTGTTTAGTCGTGCCAGTAGTTGATAGTACTCGGTGATTTCGTAGCTGCTGTCTACGTGACTTACGATGTTACGCTGTGGGCTTTTAAACAATCCATATTGATCGCTTCCATCTGAAACGTGGTTTGTGTCTACGACTATGCCGTCGTATTCTGCTAACCACTTGCTGATTGCTTCTGAAATTGTCATCCGTTACCTCCTGTTATGCGCTTGATTCCGCGTAGGATTTTTTCTTTTCCGCCTTGAGCCTTCATGCGTTCGAACCAGTAGTTCCCACGCATAGGCGCATCCTGGAAGTCTGCTGGCATGTAATACCAACGACGAGCGTATGGTGTGCGATAGCAAATCTTGCCGCTGCCTATTTTCGTATTGATAATTCCTGATTGAATTAAGGCTCCAGTATCCTTCGGAACGTATGGATCACATAGCCGAAGGCACTCGCTATCAATGAACTGTTGCACAGTTCCGCCTTCGTTGATTCCCCTGCTCTCTGCCACCTCTTTTGGTTTGATGTCAACTGACTTCAAACTGAAATGGAAGACATCACCCATCAGTAAATAACCACCTTTATGTTCTTCAGGTGATCTCTTTCAGAGTTGTCATTCACCGCACGGATGATTCCGCTCTTAGGATGTCGCTTTATCATGTCTGATAAGCGGCTCCCTTTGTCGTTTGTAGGGGTTTCTGCTACGTTTCCGAAGAAGATTCCGTCCTCTTCAGTGAATGTGCTTAAATCAAGCGAAAATGGCTCTATAAACGTGACTGTAGTAGTCTTAACAGTCTGCAGCTTGCCGCCTTCCAATTTCTTTTCGATTTTTTCGGACCATTGGCAGCCGTTGACGACTGTACGCTTATAGCCTGTTGCTTGCTTCTGATAAACTGTGACCGTATCTGTGAAAACTGCCATCAGTATGCCCTCACTAGGCAGGTGCCAGATAACCACTTACGGATGTTCTTGTGCAGTTCTTCCGTTGCTTGCGATTGTGTCTGCAGCACGTAGCTTTCGCTATAACCGTCGTTTGAAACAGAAGCGACGCCCTGGCCTGCCTTTGCGCCAACTGTAGCGTTGTAGTTGATAACGTTGCAGATGCAGTCGAGCAACTGCTCGTAGTAGATTTCATTTGTCAGGTTTGGATTATCTGCTATCCAATTTGAGAAATGGATAACACCCATGACGTTACGAATCTCACTCTCTGCTTGCTTTTCTGCTTTATCGAATTTATCTTCAGAAACAATGTCATGAAGGGAGCGATAACGCTCCCATGTTAGTAGGCTCATATGTTCCACTCCCTTCTGTTAATCTTTTGATTAAACGTGCTTACGTACGCGTACTAAAGCCTGGTTAGTAACCTTGAACGCAGAGTTCAATTCAACCTGTGCTTTGGATCCAGCAAAGTTCTCGGAGTCAACGATACGTGCAACTGAGAAGTTAGGGATGATTGATAAAGCTTCATGGTTGTACATGATGAAGTCTACCTTAGCGAATGGTACTGTCTTCAATGCGTTAGCAGAATCGTAGTACTTACCCTGTGTTTCAGCTAATGCAGAAACTTCGTAGAATGTGCATCCTAACCACTTGCCAATCTGGCCTGTAGCATTTGTGAATTCATTTGACTGTGGTACGAATTCAGAGCCTGCTTGTTCTAGGATTGCTGCGTATAACTCTGGTGAGCAGAGTACAACGTCTGCGGAACCCTTAGCAGCTACGATTTCCTTACGAACTGCGATAACTGCCTGTTTAACAGTCTTAGCTGTGATAGCATCTGTTGCTGTAGCTGCCTTACCTTCGTTGATTAAGCACGCTAAGCCAGATAAAGTCCAGCTTTCAGAAACTTCTTCATTTGCCACCTTTAAGGATTCATTTGCTAGTGGTATAGAAACTGCTGCAGCTTGTACTCCATAAATCTTCTTTGACTTCTGATAGTTATTATTGAAAACAACTGGGATTAAGTCATCTCTAGACGCTTCATCCACGAAGTCGCGACCTGGTGTGCCTACTTCAACTGCTGAAGTGCCTAACTTGCGAACGAAGATTCCGCCTGCTGCACCTTCTTCGTATTTTGATGTAAATGTTCTACCATCTGCGAATGGTGTTTTGTGATAAAGGTTTGGTTCTAGTGTTGCCTTGTATTTTTCATCTACATGAATTTGTCCATAAATAACTGCCATATTTCAATTTCCTCTTTCTACCCTTTATAGAATGGGTTGTTTTTGTATTGCTCATCCAAGTAGTTGGATGACGCTGGTGGGGTTGAAATTCCACCGATTGGATTGAATGTGCCTTTAGGTTGTGACTGTTCTGTCGCAAATAAAAAGGCAGAGTCTTCAGCCTTTTGTAAGGCTTCTAGCGCTGTCTTAACGTCTTCAGCCTGATTCTTTGATTGTTTTAACGCGTCAACGTCAAGTAAAGCCTTGATTGCTTTGGCATTTTTGCCCTTTAGTGTGTTGATGTTCGTGTTAATCAAATCATCGAAGTCGCGGTCTGCTAATCTCTGTGCAAACTCTGCATCCTTTTGAGTTAGTTGGCCTTTAAGGTCTTCAATCGTTTGAGTTAATGCTGCTGGATCCACATCCTTGAATTTATCCAGGGAAGCGGTCAACGTCTTAACTTTTTCTTCCGATGCATCAAACTTTTCTTTTTGCTTGTTATAGTCTGCTATCGGTTTGTAGTTCGCCTTCATTTCTGTTTCCACGGTCGCTAGCTGATCGTCTGTCACAGTTAATCCAGCTTGTTTTAGAATCTCTTTAAAGTCTTTCATTTCTTCCTCCTTAAATGTTTTCTATACCGCGCTTTCCGCGGTGTGGGATATATGAAAAAGACACCTCTTATCGAAGTGTCTTAATCAACTTAACTAAAAAAGCACCCTATTTAGAGTGCTAAATTGGATTAATTAATTTTTTGAGGAACTGGCATTTTGCTCTTCAGCTTCAAGTTTAGCTATTTCCTCATCAAGATACTTAATTAATTCTTCTTTTGTTGGATTTTCTCCGTCGAGCATAGTATCAATTCCTTTCTATGCCTAGATTGTACGATTGTTTTAAGAATTTTTCAACAAGTTCATCGTAATCTATTTTTGTTTCGGAATTTGCCAATTGTCTAAGTAATGCATATACCGATTTCCTATCATACTTCTCTGTTTTGTTTATATACCAAACATTCCCTTTATTAGTTACGATAGTCATCGTCTTGATACTGTCATATTTCAAAAAGAATCGTATATCCGGCAAAGAAAAATAAGAGAGACCAGGATGGTTGTGTAATAATTCTAAGCTTTGCGGTTCTGATGTTCTAAGCAAATGGTACATATCTGTATTCGCCTCCACATTTATAGAATCCATGTCACCTGCCATATAGGAAGTCTGTACACCCTTGTTGACAGAAATGATTTGAGCCACCTCGTTACTATTGTTATGAACCATAGAAAATTTAAGCAATTCACGATGAGCTTGCGCTAGCATTTCAGCCTGTTCGTCAGTCATGTAGTTAGGCCGCACGTGCTTTACCTTCTGAATTGCAACATCGCTGATAATAACCTTTTTGCCTTTCTTGTGTTGGTTAAGCTCGTTAAGTGTATTTTGCCACTTGCTTCTCTCACCGCCAACCGATAGCCGGTTTTCTTTAGGCTTGAGATTCATAGCTTCACTGAATCGCATGTACTCAGCCTTATTTGCGCGTATCTGTGCAGCGATTTGATTACGGTCGACATTTTCATCGGCCACATACTTTTCGCGCTTTAACGCTCTTATTTCGCGTTCCATAGCGCGCATCTGTTGAGTTGCTTCGTAGCGTGTGTAGGTTCTGCCTTTGTACTCTACTGGATCGGGCTCTTTCAGTGGTTCTGGAATCTCACTGATTCCTTCCCAGAATGGATAGAACATGTGCGTACAGTTTGGCCCTTGCAAGCCTTCAGGTCTACCATACGCGCAACCCTCGCCGAGTGGAGCGTGGATGTCTGGGTACTTCTTTGATTTGCCAGACATAGAATAGACTTTATTTTGGAAGTAAACGTGCGTATCGCGACTTCCTAAGTGTTGGCTGATGATTACTAAGTCTTGTCCGGTGCTCTTGCAGTTTGCTTCCGTTATCTTTCCTGCAAGCTGAGCGGTAGATGTTCGCACGATCATGCGTACGGCTGTATCGACTTGATAAGTTCTACCGCTTGCATAGTCAACTGTACGAAGGCCACTTCTTGTGAACTCTTTTATTACATCATCGCATGCTTGCCGATAACTGTACGTGCCAGTAGACACCTTCAGCAACGCTAGATCCAGCGACCTTTGATAGGCTTCGGCTGTCTTAACTGTACCTAACAGCGGACTCTTGAATGCGGTTGTTCCACTGATATTCTTTAGGTCGTTTTTTGCTTGTGCCTTAAATCCATCAGTGATTTGCTTCATCGAGTTCGGTTGTTTTAGATCCACACCGCCTTGTTCCCACATTGAAAGGTCTTCGTTGAAAGCCATCTCGCCCGCTTCGCCTATCAGCTTATCGCCAGCCTCTTTAGCCGTCTTAACGGTTTCGGCTATCTTCTGCTTTACTTCTTGCTTGTATGCATAAGTGTTCTCTGCGACCATGCGTCTGTATTCTGGAGTTGCGTTCAGCTTCTTCATGACTTCCGCGTGGATTTCTGCTGCACTGTACCCGTTCTCACGCATTGACTTGGCCATGATTTCAGCGGTCTCGGTTAGTCGCTCTGTCTTTCTGACTCTTCGTGCGATATCTTGTAGTACCTCACGCTCCAGTTCTTGATATAGACCAACTAAGTACTTATCGCCTAACAGTTCAATCTGTTCTTCAGATAGCATCGGCTAGTCCTCTAGGTCTGTATTGTCGTCCTGTGTTGTTGTACTTAAGTACTTGACCGCTTCTTCGTGTTCACAGTTCAGTCGCTTCATGATGTACTGAATCTTGAATTCCAGTACATCCGGAAAACTCAACGCATCATTGCGCCAGCCATCTAGTTCTGTTGCCTTATCCGTCACGTAGCTATCGTCGAACTCCACCAGGATTTCTTCGTCTGTTGACCATTCTGCTTCACCACTAAACGTATTGTGGAACCAGATTAACGCGTGAACTAGGTCTGTGATGTAGTCGATTGACTCTACACGTTGCTTGTTCAATTCCTGCATCGAGTCCTGGCGCTGGCCTACGTATTCCGTGGCTGTCTTGATTTCACCACTTTCCAGTTGGTATTTCTTGGATCCATACCCGAATGAAAGGGATAAAAGACTCAAGCACAGATTAAACACTTCCTTGATTTGTGCCGTTCTGATTTCAGGATTGTACTCGTAGATGAGTTCCTTCTGATCGGGCAGCTTCTCACCAAGCAAGATAAAGAGTTTCTTCTGTTCTTGCGTTAGATAACTATTGCCATTTTGGTCTTTCTGCATGCTTGCCATTATCTCGTTGATGAATAAGAGCTTTTGCCCTTTATCCAAGTCACCGAATAGCACCGAATAACATAGGTCGATTGTCTTCAAGAACGGAATAGCAGTGTATAACTTTGGATATCCATA